CCTCGAATCACCCCACAAAGCTCTTTGTATGCTGCATGATCTGCGCACTGACCGGTTGCCACATCGTCAGCGTAGTTATTCATATCTTGCCGGATTTTATCCCGGAGCGCGGCTATGAAATCAGCCGTAAGTAGATCCATCATTTAGTGGGGTTCTCCTTTTTCTGTGTTTGAGCTGCTTTAATAAATATGTCTGCTGCGGCAGTTTTTTGCTGTGTAGCTTGTACATCTTTAGCCAGCATGACTTTAGCCGCTTTTTCTAAGCTAACGGCGCGAACTTCTTGTTCTTTAATCTGGAGTTCCTTAGTCTTTAGCTCGATGTCTGCTTTATCTTTAAAGGCTTTACGCTGTAAATCCCCTTGTTTAATCTGCTGATCCATTAACTGAGCCTGCAATACTGGATCTTTTGCGTTCTGCTGAGCTTGCTGATTTGCCATGTAAGCCTGACTTTGTGCCAATACCATAGGCGCTGCTTGCGCAACCATCTGCGAAATCTGAACTTCCATATCTTCTGGAATGTCTTTTTCTGGGTTTGGCAACGGTGCACCCAAAGCCTGCTCCATCTTCTGGCGGTATGCGTATCCAACGTGCTCGGCAATATGCGCCTGTAAGGCGGCTTGAATAGTTTGTGCCTGTGGGTTTTGCCCAATCAATTGCTGGACTAGCGGATCTTGCGCCGCCATCTGATGAACTTTAATGTGTGCTTCGTGGTCTTGGTACATAAACGCCTTTACGGGTTTACCCTTAAGCACATTCATATTTTCTGTAACGGGGTCTTTTGGTTTTTGGTCATCCTCCAACGGCACCAGTTTGTCGGCGTGTTTAATTCCAAGTACATCCAGCATTTGCCTGTGTAGTTGTGGTAGATCGTATATCTGGGGTGCTGTTTGCGCCAGTTGGATAACTGCCTGATACTGTACCACTCGCTGTGAAAGGGTTGCCGCATTTGGGTCAGATACAGGGAGTACTTCCACAAGACTGTAATCCGCCTTCTTGGCTCTTGGACTTCCTTCTTCTGGCTCATAGTTGTAATTGTCCTCGGTATAGTCTCTTATGATCCCTGCGAGGAGCTTTAATTCCTGCCGTAGTGCGTAGTGTACCCTAGCCTGCACCGCAGACATAACCTTTAGGGTTCTTTCCAAAATAGCTAGTGTGGTACCGACAGGCGCATTAGCGCTCATGTCGCTGACTTTCATATCCGAAGTTGCCGCAAAACGACGACCTTCTTCAATGATCTTATCCATTAACCCCGCTAAAACTGCGCTTGGCTCTTTATAGGGTAAAGGTAGTATGTTGTCTCTTATGGTTCCAGATCCCACATCAACATCACGGAATTCTCCAGGGGCGATTGGAGTATCGTCTCCCTTAATTCTTAAGCCTCGGGCTTTAAGCCCTCCGGGTAGATTGGATAAGGTTCCGGCGTCCACAAGCTGACGTAAAATAGAAGTGGCAGATTTAGCAAATCCACCAACAAGGTGGAATAAGCCGAAGCCGTATGCTCCATAGCCTGGGATATATTGGTAATGGACAAAATGTTGTCTCTTGATGCACAGGGGATCATCTTCTCTCCAGTTCCTGCGAATAGCTAAAATTTCGTTTGTGCCACGAATCATTGTGATGACATATGGCAGCGCAATTCCAGTAGGTTCGCCGTCATCTTCATCTTCAAATCCAGGCAAATCTAAGTCAGCATGAATCTCATATAACTCAAAGCGATCGTCGTAAGTTGCCGTAAATCCGGTCTCTTTGTCTTTCTTTTCCTGAATGTCGGTTTTAAACTTCTCAGGTTCGCCTAGTTCCGTGTCTTTATAAAAACCAGCCCGCATTAACTTAATAATGTCGTTCTTGTTCTTACGCATCCGGTGGGTTACGCGGTGGCAAGAGGCGATTTCGCTAGCTCCGTAGGGAAGAATAATGTCTTCTGCTGGAATAAATATAGATGCTTGGCGCCCTATGCTGGGGTCGTAATACACCTTTTTAAACGCTGAACCTGCGCTTGGCAAGTTCCACAGCATCCGCTCATGCTCATTTCTAAACTCAGGCATTTTCTCCGTGAGCTGATAGTTCATGTCATCTTCAACCCGCATTGCCGCTTCTTTTTTCTCACGGGTTTCTTTACCTACAATCTGCGTGCGTACGGGTCCTTTAGCAGGGAAAGTCTCCATAATTGTCTCGCTTTGGAAACGGACAACGGCTTCTGTAATCATTGGGTGGAATACACCGCATGCTCCGTCCCATGGCTCTGTTCTTTCTTCAAACTTTAAGCCTAGGAGCGTGATGCCGTCCCTGTACATTTGTTCCCAGTCTTTGCGGGAAGACAAATCGTTCTCAATATCCCCAGCCAGATCTTCTGCCAGCGACTGTAGCTCGCCTTCATCCATCTCTTCGACTAGATTGGCATTAAAGTCATCGCCTCCTTCTTCGCCTGGAACTATATCAATTTCTACTCCGCCAATACCAATATGAATGGCTTCAGGATTCTCAACCTCAATCTCGATGTCCGGTTCTTGCCCTAACGCGTCAAGCCCTGCGGGGGCTTGGTATAAACTCTTTTCAATTCCCATGATGTATCCTATTTAAACGCTGGACCAAAAGCCCAGCACGATGCTGTATATCGTTCACCCGATTTTACAGCAGTTACCCTATGTTCTATTACTGAAGGGAAAATAAGCAGTGTCCCCTGTGGTAGTTTTTTAGGTAAATCCGGCGCAACTTTTAGTTCAAACTCTCCGCCTTTGTATGAATCTGGGTCACTTAAAAACGCCACAGCTGTTAGTTTACGCTGTTGTTTGGCTTCGTTGGGAACAAAACTGTCAATATGCCAATCATAGTGTCCGCCTTCTAAGTACCTACCCATTTGAACTTCTTCAAACCCATCTAGTGCAAAATCCCATTCCGCCGATATGTTAGAAGCTCGCGTGTACGACTGAGTAATACACCCAATCAAAGACAGGGGTGATAAAAACACCACATCCGTCTCCCGTATCGTTTTATCTACAAACATATCTTTGTTGTCTTCAGACAACTCCGCTTTAAAATGCTTGTTCCAAGGTGTTGTTTTTACCATGTAGTCACATAACCCAGCTGGAAGAATCCCAGGATAAATAGAATAAAAATTCTTCAACATTAGTAGTACGCCGCCTTTCGTCTGTATTTATAAGTTAAATCATCACGTTCATCACTATCCAAATTAACAAACCCGCCCTGCCGATACCGCAGTAATGCCTGCGTTGTTGTATCCACAAAGTCGTCGTGTTCGCCAACCGGGAATGCTGCAATTTCTTCAATCACATCTTTAGCCCAACGCCGATCTGGCGCCCACACTTTACCTGAAGCAAACAGATCTGACACGGCGTTAACCCGGGCAATCTTATCATTCCCGCGGGATGGGGTAAATTCTTGTATGGGAATACCCATACGGCGCATCTCTTGTATTAACGGACCTCCCGCAGCTTTTTTCTCCACGATGCACGCATCTGGCTCCCACTCTTTGTAGTGCTTGAGCGCTGTGGCTTTTAGTTCTGGGAACGTTAGGCGGTCTTTAAACGCATCTAGGAGTATCACGTTCGGACTATTGTCCTCCTGCTCGTTGTACCAAACCCCCCATGTTGTACAGGCGCTATAGTCGCTTGTTGTCTTTGTCTCGTGTGCCGTATCCCAGCTCTGGATGATGTACTCGCAGTTGGGCGGGTCGTCGTGTTCCCAAATTCGCCAGTCACCCCTTTTTATCATCGCCGCTACGTCGGACGTAGGCTCCTGCATGTACTGGGCATTCCAATACCTAGGATCCATCTGTAGTTTTTTAGCCTCTAACAAGTCTACAGGCCACTGCTCAGGCCAAAGCGACTTGCCAGACGGCAAAATAGCGGGCAGCTGTATCACTTCCCATTGATCCGACTCAGGATTCTTTATGTTGAAATCAACAAGCCGCCCAGTTAGGTCAACCAAAGACCACCGGGTCATAATTACAATGATCGCGCCGTTAGGCATCAAACGCTGTAACGGACCTGTTTGAAACCAAGACCACGCATTGTCGAACGTGGCTCGGCTGTTTGCTTTTATATCTTGTTCGGAATGTGGATCATCGATAACAAAAAGGTCAGCGCCTCGTCCGGCGAGTGCACCACCCACACCAACAGCATAGTACTGACCACCAGCCCCAGTAGACCATTTGCCAGCTGCTTTTTGGTCGTCTGCAACGACAGTATTGGGAAAAATCGCTCTGTAATCTTCGCTTTCAATTAAGTTCCTCACTCTTCTACCGAAGTCTTCTGAG